TAGCTCCAGTGGAAAGAAGCATGCCAGCCGTGATTGTGGCCACGAAATTGGCCATGCCTTCTTTGAATGGTTCCATGGAGATTGCCGCAATTTTTATATTAGCAAAGGCGCATTATTCGCTTGTTGCGGGTTAGATTGTTTGCAGGAAAATTTAATAGCACCATGCCAAGAGCGAATGGTCCCGATGAGCTGCTTTACTCTCTCATTGAACTTCGCCCTGGAGACGCAAGACGTAGATTTCGCAAGAGTATTTTTGAAGACTATCCGCTAAGAGGCCCGCTTGGACAGTGTGCTTGCGCGTATTGTGGACAATGGAATGAGAAGCTAACTATTGACCACATCGTGCCTAAAAGCAAAGGCGGGCCTCATTTTGCAAAATATAATTTAGTGCCAAGTTGTAAGTCTTGTAATCTCTTAAAAGGAGCGGAGCCTATTTTTGAATGGTGGCGCCCACAAAGGTTTTGGAGCGAAAAACGAGAACAGCTTTTACTGGCGTGGGTGCATCACAATAGCTTTGTCAGTGCCCACACTTCATTGCAGGATATTGAAGCTTTTGCTGAGAAGCGTGATTATTACATTCCACCGTCAAAAGAAGAAGCCCCCATTTCTGGGGGCTTTTGTTATGCGGAATGGCAAGCAGCTTAGGCTTTATCTACTGGCGCGAATAGATCGCCTTCTTTTGGAGGCAGATCAAAACGAATGCCAGGAATAGGGCAGGCGCCATCTTTACAGCCGCTGTCAATGTTGTTTTGAATGGCGGCGAGAGCTTCGCTTTCTTGATCAGTTTCTAGGGCAAAGATGAGCTGACCAAGATACCACTTTGCCTTTTCAAGATCTTCAAGACCATTCTTCTTTTCGTAGCGCCAAACGTATTTCAGAATGTTGCCTTTGAGAAAGCCGCGAAACGCTTCTGGCGTCATGCTTGCTTCCATCGCTTCAATGGCTTCTAAGCCGCCACTGGCGTAATGAATGGGGCGCTCCACTGGATGGAAAGCTTCAGGAGACTGCTCAAAAGGCATTGCCATTTTCCTCGAATGTTTGAAACACTTCTTTAAAGAGAGGGCGAGCAAGAGTGCTCAGGGCTTGAGCGTAGCATTGGATTTCGCCTTGGGCATCGGGCTTGTCGCGCAATGAAAGGAAATGCAGCAGGGCCTGCAAGCTGCAGGTCCAAGTGAACGACGTATATGTGCTCATTGGCATGATGCCACGAGCCTGCTCCTTGCTCACGCCTAGCGTCAGAAGAGCCCTATAAGCCTGCTTAACCTGCTCTAATGCCTTGGCATATTCGATCATCGCCACTTGGTTCATAGAGGGCTCTAGAGGGCCGGCAGAGGCTTGCTTGTTGCTGGTGCTTTGCTGCCTAAATTCACGAGGCATGTAATACGTGTCGTCGTCGGCTTCGCAATAGCGGAAGCTTTTTTCGTTCCAGCCAAGTTGATCATTGGCATAGGTGCCACCAATAACATGCTTCCACCATTGACGAGCAATAAATAGCGGAGCTTTCACTTGCCATTTCGTGACAACTCCCCTAAAGGGACTTGTGTGCTGATGCTTCACCAAATAGTTAAGAAGCTTTTGATCTTGATCAGTCCACTGAAAAGAGGCTTGATCGAAACTTTGCCGCGCATCACAAACGATGTCAAGCGAAGTTCCCATCCAATCAATGAGCCTGACAAAGCTAATACCGTCACAGAGGGGATCAATGATTTGAAGAGGAGAGGAAGTCATGAACCAGCAGGAAAGGGCGGAGCCTCTGGAAGCCAATGATAAGTGCCACCTTCGTTTCAGCGTGCCAAACGATGCGAGCTTTTGTTTGTCTTCCGTCTTTCACGATGGCGGCAATGGTGCCCAAGAGACTCGTGGGCATCCAACCGGCGGCTGTGCATTGTACGTACACGACGGTTTGCCCAACTTCCCAAGTGTGGGACACTGGTGTTTTCGGGAGGGCTCTGAAGGAAGCCGTACCAAGCTTTTCGGCTTTCCTTCCATCGTCCACTGCGTAAACAAACTGCCTGCCATTTCGCTGCATCGCTAGGCTAAAGCAAACGACGGGAGCCCTATGTCAAGAATGTTTTCCATTCCAGTAGCATTAAGCTACAACGGACGTGACTACATTGCTGAAATGGGGCCTTTTGAACGGAGCATGGAAAGGGACTTTGCCCTTGTCGCCAATAAGAAAGCATTGGACGAATGTAACGACATTGATAAGCTCAAGGAGGTGGCATGGAATATGATGCAGGGCTGGAGCAACATGCAAGATGCCACTGCTTCGCTTGTCAAGGAAAACCTTGAACTGCGTCAAGCCATGCAGATTCAGCAAATGGACCTAGAAGCAGCAGACGCTTTGCTTGGCGAAGCTGGTGAAGCCATCAAGACATTCGCAGAACAGCAGCAATCTTCTCAAGCCAGGCGATTTCTTTGGCCGTTTGGGAAGTAAGCAAAAATACTTTCCAACCACATAGCATTGCTAGGTTGAATTTCCTGGCGTCTCGCTCATAGCCAGAGCCAGTAACATGACGGCCACGATTAAAAGTGCCGCCTTGTATTTCAATGAGAGAGCGAGAAGGAAGATGTGCAAAATCTGCCCTGTAACGTTTTGAGCGTTTGCTTTTGGCGTAGCGCTCTTGAAAATCAGCCTCCCAAGCTTCTACATCGCTGAATTCCCTGATCAATGAAAGGTCGGGATAGTGAGCTTGCCAAAGCCCAAGAAACTGATCTTCGAGAGCGCTCACAAGCTATACAGCAGCAAAGGCCACTTTAGCTTGCTGATTCTGGTATTTGCCATCGCCATAGGCGCTAGCAACATCATCATCGAGCTTCATAAACATAATTTGTACTATCCCTTCATTGGCATAGATGCGGCTTGGAAAAGCCAGGGGATTAACAATACAAATAGTGAGATAGCCAGACCAGCCAGGCTCAATTGGCGTAACGTTAATGATGGTTCCTTGACGTGCATACGTTGACTTCCCGTCTGTGATGCCCATCACATTGTTAGGCATCGAGATGCGTTCAAGGCTAACGCCAAGCGCGTAGGAAAAGGGAGGAAGTACGAAAAACGTGCTGCCGTTTTCTTGACGAGGCTTTTGCTCTTCCATCAGCTCCGTGTCGAAATCCTTCACGTCAAGAGGGAAGTCCTTGCTGACGCTGTTGTCGATGACCATAAAACCTTCCGGGGAAAGGCGCAGGTCGTATCCAGCATGAGACAGGCCATAAGACAATGCTTTCGTGCCATTGTCCAGCTCGCGACGCTTCTCTCCAGTGAAAGGAAAGATGATGTCGTTTTCAGCGAGAATGCTAATTTGCTTGTCGTTGAGAAGCATGAAAGAAAAGGGGCGTTGCCGCCCCCAAGAAACAACGATGGAAGAAGGCGTCAGAACAAATCGTCGCTAGACGAAGATGAAGCCATTGCGGCTTCGCCGTTTTGCCAGAAGGAAGAATAAGCCTTAGGGCTATTCTCCATCTTGTTGACAGTCACTTGTCCCTTGAAATGGGGGGCAGTGTCCTTGTCACGCTTGTCGTTGTTCCACAGTGCCACGCGGAAGCTGTAGTTTCCTTGTGCATTGGGACCAGCCTTTTTGGCTGCATTCAGAATGTCGGGGGTGAGATCGACAGTGCCGCTAAAAACGGGGAGATTGCCAGAGGGCATGTAGTGTTCCTCAGAAGGAGATTGGTCGGCCCTGGAGGGGCTCTAGAAGCATAGCTGGTGCAGACGAGGAGTCAAGCTCCCCTATCCATAGAAATGGTTAAGGGGCGTCCGCCTGGGTAGTGCTCAAGGAAATACTGTTGAGTCTTTTGAGCCATGATCCCTGCCTGCATGGCAAGGTCAGTGCCGTCAAGACTCACAATTTGAGCCTCTTGGCCTTCTCCATTGTCTGGATCGTAAATGGCAATAGCACAATGCGCTTCATTGATTTCAATGCCATACATCTGCTCAATGGCTTGTGCATAGGCGCCAAGCTGCATGCGATAGTCGCCTAGTTGAGTATCAGGCTTCTGCTTAAAGCTTGTTTTCCAATCAAGCAAAGCAACATTGCCATTGCCCATTGTGGCAAGCATATCAAACGTGCCTGAGTAGCCAGTTTCAGTGGAGGGGCAATACCAAGCAATGGCACTTTCCACCAACAAAGGACTGGCCACGCTAGTTAGAAAGTTGGCAATGCTGTCGAAATAAGGAACGAACGATGGATGGGAATCAAGGTGGCAGTTGATGTCCTCGCCATTCCAGAAATCCTCCAGCACGCCATGGAGCCAGTTGCCACGTTCTACGGCAGAGCGTGTGCGACGATTCGCTTCTTCATTGCCCACTTTCTTGCGCCAGTTCATGAGCGCTGCAATCTTGCCAGGCGGCGAACACGCGCTCGCAATAGTTGTCACAGAGGGCAAAACAATGCCTTCTGGGGCATTTGGAAAACCGTTCAAAACGTAATTCCGCTTGCCGTTGAGCTGTATCCGATTGGGTTCGTAGCGGACGAGAGAAGGCATCGAAAGGGCGTCGAGACATAGATCGTAACAGGGCACTATTTTTCGTTCATGTCCCAGAAATACTCACAGCCCTCTTCCGTGCAAGGCGGCGTTGCAAAATAACTTTGGAAGCGATCAGAGGGCGCCATGTAACGCCAGCAATCTTCCTTGACAGGGCATTCGTTGCCCGTACACATTGCAATATCAGGCAATTTTTTGCTCCTTTAAGACTTGAGGGACAAGGCGAATCCGCATTTTTGTATCAATACCAAGCTTGTTTTGGTGGCAAGATACATGCATGGGATAACCGCAGTATCCCGTAATTAGACAGGCATATTTATAGCGAAAGCTTTCTTTTGTGCCCGCCGCTTGACACTGTTTCCAGTGGCCAGATTTGACATTTTTCTTTCCTGCGATTGATCCTCCAATTTTTCCTGCATTTGAATACTGCTCAAAAGATAAAGCTTGACCACCTTTTGATCCAGCTTTCTTGTTTTTAATGGTCATCCACTCATGAAATAAATCCAATAATTCTGGCCAGTCATGCTCTATAAATACTTGTTCCCAGCTCCAAATACAAGGATGATTCATAACGCAAGATTGGATCACTCCATGGGCCGCATGTTGAGATGTGGTTAATTTGACTGTTTCCGTTCCGCCAAAGCACTTGGGTGTTGGATGATGTGCATTATGCAGTAAATCTGGATCAAGCCCAATTGATTCATTGTGCTCAAGGCATTTTGATGTGAAAAAATTTAAATCATCAATTGTTGGCATTGTTTTGTTTTGAACCCATTTCAACTCGGACAAGATTACAGGAGTGAGCGATGTCATAGAAAAATTGACAGGTGTCTGTTTTGGAGTGCAAGGCAAGTTGTCCGCTTAGCATTGAATCCGCCACCGTGGCCAGAACAGCAGCAATACGACGGTCGCTGCTAAGCGTATCGTCAGGAAAGCTCCAGAATGCTTCATGGCAGGCATCAATCAGCGTCCGTCTGTTCGTCAACATTTTTCAGCAGGTCCGAAAACTCTTCTGCTTGTGCATTGAAGGCATCAACAATGAGAGAACGGGAGTAACCACAGCCCATCAAATAGCAAGCAAAGTCCTCGACAACTTCGTATATAGTTGCCTTGTAGCTTGTCACTTCAATGTCAAAGCTTGGATCGCCATAGCGATTAGTTATTGAATGCTTCCATGAATGTTTCCATGGAGAAAGAGAAGGGTCGTTCACGGTAGAACTAAACTTGCAAGGAACAGAATGAGCAAGGCTAGAGCTGTAGAGGCAAAAGCAACCAGCAGGAACAAGCCAAGAGGATCGTCAGCTAAAGAGGCTGGAAGAAATGCAATCAAGAGGGGCATGGTCTTCATTAAGGCAAATGGTTCCAGCAAAGGCCCGCGCAAAGCGGGCCGCTGCTAGATCTATGGCTTTTTTGCAACGAAAGCTTTCATTGCTTCAACCATTGCCTCCGCCGTATCACAGGCGCGAACAAGATCAATTTCCTTGGTCATCTCTGTTTTGGTGATGACCATTTGCTCTTCTTTTGCCCAGACAGTCATCATGGCTGCTGCCACATTGCCAAACTGCTGCCATGTTTTCACTTCAGTGGCGCGAGACAGGCCGATAGCTTCCAGCGCAGCCTTACCAAGAGCCATGCTGTTCTTCTCATCGGCATAACCAAATGGATTGGCTTTGCAAATGGTGGTCAGGGCAGTTTTGGCATCAAATGCTTCATCACTGGTCCCTGTCGCAGCGGTGGGAGCATTCCCTCCTTCTCCAGCAGGCTCAGAAGGAGCTTTAGCTCCCGTTGGCGCCTTGCTTGCCCGCGTAGTTTGCTTCGGAGCTTCCTGTTGGAGCGGGAGTTTGGGCGTTCCTTTTTCATCTTCTTTGGGGATGTCTTCACCTGCATAGAGACGCAGGCCAAGACCAGTGAAAGTGGCAATAGCCTTTACAGCAGCACGCTGGCAGTTGTCAGAGATGGCACGACCATCAAGCTCCTTAATGGAATTGTGCTTCCTGTCCATGATCGGGAAGATCAAGGCAACAGTACGACGGCAGCCATCAGTGAGGTAGGGGCGGAGATAGTAGGCGCCTGGTGTGCCAAACACTACTTCGCCAACGGTCTTCTCTTCAAAGGCGACAAAATAGGTAGGGAAATGCTCCTTCAAATAGCGATAGGCAAAAGGCCAGGACAGATAGGACAGGCCCTTATAGTCCTTCTCGATGTGAGGCCCGATGTCAGGCGTATCGTAAGCAGCCTTGAAAGCTTCAGCACTGATCTCCAATGGGGAGAAAATGCCGTTGTAACGATCCATTGCAGCTTGTTGGGCAGGGTCCATGGAAGAAAAATCAGACGGGGAGTAGAGCATAAAAGAATGATTCACTGCTTCGACTGCGGCAGGCTCATGTATTCGCCATACATAATGACGAAATCAATGCTCATTTCAGAACCTTCGTTCTTGGTGATGATGCTCTTGCCAGGCAAAGGCCAATCGGCAACGGCGCGAATGTCAGTGGGAAGCTCGTAGTATTTTGGATCGAAGCCTTCATCAATGGTTCCTTGCTCCCATAGAAGCTTCACTTCCTGATCGCCATGCTCAAGAAGAAATTCTTCGCAAGCAAGCTTAAGCTGAGAAACTTTCATTGAAATCAATGTCAAGGGACGTGGAATAGTCTTCGATGAGATCGAAGGCGCCGTTTGCCAAGGTGGCGCTACCTTCCCAGATGGGCGTAGAACGAACGAGGCGCTCTAGAGTTTCGCTGAGGCTCAATCGAGCTTCGTGGGCAATGTTGCCAAGATGGGCGTAGGCAGTGTCAGTTAAGCTGAAATGCCTGCCCTTCTTCAATTCTTTGTTACCGTTCGTCATAAAACAAAGAAGAAATCAGGAAGCCGAGGCAAAAGCAGATCAAAAAGATCAGCGATAGTTCCATTGGCGAGAGGCATCGGGAACATGGCCAGACTAGCCATAGTTTTCAGCCCTGCCAACCATCGTAAGCATTGTTGTTGCTTATCGTTTTTGCCGTCTCGCATGGTTTTAGCTTATAAGCCTGTTGCTTCTTGATTTCCTTGCTACAACGGAGGCATTCCCACTCCCCTCCATGGCATTCTCCATCCTGGACCACATTGAGAAGCTTGAGACAAGCGATCATCCAGGGAAATACATCTGCCCAGCATGCGGAGGCAACGACCTCTCCATCAACACCAACAATGGTGCCTACAACTGTTTCAACGATGATTCGGCAAAGCACCGCGCCGAAATTCGCAACATTCTTGCTCCGCTTGATCGCTGGGAGCGCCCTCTTCGCGAACCACAGTCTTACACTTTCCCCTACAAAAACAGGCAGGGTGAAACTACTATTAACGTGCATCGCGATGATGCAAGTGGCAAGAAAACAATCAAGCAAAGTTATCCATCAGTGCCGCAAGGCACGCATCAGCGTAAGGCGTATATTGATGAAATAAGAAGCACCATTCTTCCTTATCGCTTTGACGAAGCTCTTACTGCTTCACAGGTGACTGGACTTCCCATCTTCATTGTTGAAGGAGAACTCACCTGTGACAGGCTATGGGAGATCGGGATTCCCTCGGTCACTTTCCTTGGTGGCAGCGGTCAGTATCGGGCTAACGGCGACTACTCCCTATTATTTCGCGGCAAGAAGATTGTTCTATGTCCTGATCGTGATGAGCCTGGCATTGCCCTCATGCGGGAAGTGGCTTCAGACAATCCTGGAGCACAATGGCTTTATGCCGATCCTGGTAATTTTGAATGGGACAGTCTGCCTCAGAACGGAGGCTATGACTTAGCTGATTGGCTTGATGATGGTGCAGACCAAGAACTCATTCTTTCCTCCATTGTTTCAAAAGATCGCCACGAAGGCAAAGATGGTCTTCCTTCCTATGAGGAAATCATTGGCACCTTTGAGCGCATGGTCGGACTGTTTGATAATGATGCTCGCGTGGCATTTGAAGCTTCTAAATGGCTAGAGGCTCATGGCGTGAAGATGGCACAAGCAAATATTGACAAGATGATTGACGAGGCACGTTCTCGTTTGTTTGGCAAGGAAGAAATCGAAACCATTGACGTGCTACAGCTTATTGATGATGATTCCGTAAGGGAATGGCTGATTGCTGGCATCGTTCCGCTTGGTAGCGTCACTCTCCTTGCTGCTCAAGGCGGCACTGGTAAAACCAGCTTGGTTTACAACTGGGCTCTTGGCGTGGCCACTGGCTCTTCATGGTCTGGAAGGCGTTGTCTGCCTGGTAAATGCCTCCTCATCTCTGCTGACGAACCATTGTCAGACACCAAGGAAAAGCTTTCCATCATTGGCTACCAAGAAGCAAATATTCAGCCTGGCATGATTTCTTTCTGGGAAACCTGGCGCTTTGCTCACATGCAACAACTAGAACGCTTCATCAAAAAGCATCGCCCAGTCTTTGTCGTGATTGATTCGCTCACCGCCTGTTTTGCTGGCATGAACGTTGATCTTATTAAGAGCAATGCTGGTGATTCTCTCTATGCATTGCGCGACATGGCTAATGTCTACAAATGCTCCATCGTCATTCTCCACCACCTAAACCGTCAAGGAGGACTTCGTGATAGCTCTAGCTTTGTTGACAACGTAAGTGAAGTAGTGAAGCTCTATCGTCAAGAGGGCAATTTTGATCAAAACCAGTTTGTTCTGGAATGGGTGAAGAGCAGGAGTGGCTTGGCTGGCAAGCATGTTCTCAAGCGCAATGCCGTGAACTATGGATGGGATTACGCTGGTCCCCTTGGCAATTCCATTGCTGAGCTGGATCGCGTGGCCAACTATGTGAACATGCGTCCGCATGAGCGTTTCAGTAAGCAGCAAGTGTCGTTGGGGACTGGCATGAATGAGAATGTCACCACTGGCAAGCTGCTAGAGATGGCACGCCGTCAAGGGCTTATCACCAGCAGCTTCATCGTTGGTCCTCACGATGAACGCACCCGCATGTACCACTCATGGGATTATCAAGGGCCTGATCTTGACTTCACTTCCCCCAATGCGCCCATAGAAAGCATCCCCCATAAAGAGGATGCTGATCACGATTTTTTCTAACTTCGCAATAGGAGGGAGACTCTATTGCACAGTCTCCCCGCCGCTTACCGTAGCGAGCGGCTTTCAATAGTTTAGCTTTTTAATTACGATGGAGGAAAGAAT